GAATCAATAATACCTGATTCAATAGAATCATTTAATAATGATTTAAAATCACATATTGAATTATTAAAAGATATTCATAATGAAATTCAATCTATTAAAAAGAAAAAGAGTAAAATGAATCTTATTATAATAGGTGATGTTTCTGATAATATAAAAGAATTAGATAAAAATATATCTAATTCTAATAATAAAATTGAATCTAATAAAAATATGATTAGTTTTTATATTACTCAATTAGATAAACTTTACTTAAAAAGAGATGAACTTAATAATGAATTAAAATACCTTATATCTGAAGTTGAGTATATTAAACTAAATGATTTTTATATAGAGTTAAATAATAAACAGAGTGAATATAAAAAGATATTTAAAGACTTTAATCCTAAGTGTACTAAAGAAGAACTATTAAGAGCTTTAAGATTAATGCAAGAAATCAATAATATTATTTCTAATATTTATACTTTTAACTCTAATGCTGTAATTGAAGTAGTTAACCATATAATAAATAAGAATAATTTAGATGGGATAATTAAAGAGAATATTCTTAGAATTGATGATAAAATGAATAAAAATAATATTAAACTTATGAATCTTAATCAGAATGGTTTAACTAATAAAGGATTATTTGTTATGTTTAAAGCACCAGGATGTAAAGAAAAAGAATGTCCTTATATTAATTTTTATGATAGTCATTCATCTAAATCAGAAACACCTATTGGGAAATTAAATCAAGAAAATAATAATCTTGAAAGTAAAAGAGAATATTATTTAGCTATGGATTCTATTGGGAAAAATATGAGTTATATATATTTATTAATTAAAACTAATAAAGATTTATTAGATAAATTACCAGAAGAATTCTTTAATATAGATAATCTTCTTAATTGTATAAAAGAATTTATTTTGTTTTATAGTGAAGAAAAGATTACTGAATACATTAGTGTTTTAGAAGATTATGAAGAATATTTATCTAATAGTATTAAGATTGAAGAAATTAAAAGAGAAATGATTTTTATAGAGAAAAGTTCTAAATCATTAAATATATTACAAGATGAAATAGGTAAGATTAATAATGAGATTAATTCATTAGAAAATAATATAGAAGAGTTAAAAGATATAAATACTCAATTAAGTAACTCTATTGATAAATCTAATAATACTAAAGAATTATACTTATCATATACATTTTTAAATAATAGTTCAGTCTTATTGGAAGAAAGGTATAATAAGATTAATAACTATATTATAGGTAAGAAAAATAAGCTTCAAGAAACAGAAGTTTATTTTAATAGAATAGATATTTATAAGAAAGAAATAAGTAACTATGATGTACATATAAAAAAAATAGAGGAAAAAATTAATAATACTAGGTTTAAAATAAGAGAATTTAAATCATTAAATGAAGAAAGAAATATACTTGAAGAACAATTTGATGAAATCTTAGTAATTAAAGAATCCGTATCATCTAATAAAGGTATACCACTATTATTCATTCAATTATATTTAAAGAATACTAAATTAATTGTCAATAATTTATTAGATATAGTTTATAAAGGTGAATTAGAAATAGATGATTTTGAAATTAATGAAAAGGAATTTAAAATCCCATATATTAGAAATAATATGAAAATTGATGACATTATTCACACATCTCAAGGGGAAAGAAGCTTTGTTTCAATAGCATTATCATTTGCATTAATAGAGCAATCTATAAAGAAATATAATATCATGTTATTAGATGAAATTGATGCTACATTAGATCAAAAAAATAGAATTATGTTTCTTAATATATTAGAGAAACAACGTGATATTATAAATGCTGAACAAATATTCATGATAACACATAATAACATGTTTGATAGTTACCCAGTCGATTTAATATTAACATCTGATGTTGAATTAGATAATTACAAGAACAAAAACATAATTTTTAAATAAGGGGATGGGGTTTTATTAAATGAATTTAATTATTAAAATATTTGAAAATAAAATTGAGCAAACTCAAACATCATTAAATGTATATTACCAAATATCTAAATACCTTTGGTGTCATATTACAGATTCAGGGGTTGATATGTTACTAAGAGAAGAAAAACGTTTAGCATGGTATAAAAAAGAATTACAACTATTGAAGAGTTTTAATCAGTGTAACTGTTCAAGACTATGTAAATTCATAACATCACTAAAAAAAGAATATAAAAAATATGGTGGTATTAGAATTTATAAGTGTGAAAAATGTAATGGGTATTTCTCTAAATAAATTATTTATTTTATTTAGGTAATTATTTAAATAATTACAAGAATAAATATATAATTTTTAAATAATGATAAAAATATATATTATAAATTAAGAATAAATAAAAAAGGGAGATAATAATATGAAATATTTTCAAATACCATCAGAAGTTTATAAAATAAAAGTTAATGTATTTATTAGTAATAACTGTCCTGGGGATATGAAACAATTTATTACTTTAACAATAAATTTAACAGAAAAACCATGGGGTTGTATATGTGGATATTGTAAAGAAAATGATACTTTATATTTTCATAAACCTTTTATAAATGAAAAAATAGATGATATGATATATATACAGAAGGAAATATTTAATAAATGTCAGGAATATTATGATAAATTATCTAAAAGAATAGGTAAAAGAGGATTTATATATCTTAAAAATGATGAAACTGGACAATTGATGCTTTATACAAGAGGGGAATACACTGATGAAATAATTAATTTTTTAAAGACTTTAAATAAAGGTAGGTGTTAAGTGTTGAAAGAAAATATAGATCAAACGCTTAAAGAATATAGAGAACTATGGTTTAATGATATATCAAAGACATTTAAAGATTTTAAATTACCAGAATATATATGTAAAGTTTATGAAAAAACAAAATATGATAATTTAACAATTAATACTCTTTGGAAAGAATTTATAGAGATTGGTATGTTACAAGTAGTAAATGACAATATTTTTAATTATGAGTTAAGATATAAATGGAATAAGAATTTGATTAAAGTTTTCATAACTAAGAAAAATTCAGATAATAAAGATGATGATGATTGTAGTTGGTACCAATTTATTTTTGATGGGACAGAAAATTATATTAATAGGTTATTAAAAACTTTTGGTTGGAAACTTATTATTTATAATAAAGATAATATTTTATTTTTACCGATTAGAACTAAGTTATTTGATTATAAACACTGTTTTTTATTACAAAATGATTTTATAACAATTACAACAAATAAAATTAAAGAAATAAAAATAAAATAATTAATGAAAGTTTATTGTTATCCAATGAATTTTAAAATTATTATAAATAAGACTGATTATATTGGATAAAAATGTAGTAATTGATAATATTAAAAGATCTTTACTTAAAACAATAAAAGGTTCTCATTAGGAGGTTACACAATAAAATGGTAAAAGATTCATTATTTCTTATTATGTTTATTGGTATAATGTCATTATTCAATATATTTTTAACAATACCTATATTAAAAGAAATATGGTTAAATAATGATTATTTAATTGTATTTAAAATATTAATTGAAATTTTTACAGGTTTATTTTTATTTGCAATTTCTTTTATTATTACTAGTATATTAACTTTTGGTGCATTTGGTGAATAGTTTCCTTATCATATAAATAGATAAAAATGTAGTGGTTGATAATATTAAAAGATCTTTACTTAAAATGATAAAAAGTTCTGAATTTGATAATAAAATATTAGCCTTAATTGATGAGTTAATAAAAAAATATCCAAATAGTGATATTAATAGTAAAATTGATATAAGTTTTAATATAAAAGAAAAATAATAAGGAGAGTGTATTATAACAATGGATAGACAAGTTCAAAAGGCATGGTAGGAATTTAGGGATAGTGGTATGCTTTGGTATACTAACATGAATATTCATGTATTTGGTTGGGCTATTGTTGTTAATGCTAAGATGATAAAGAAATAACAAAAGTATATCCACAAAGAGTTAAATACAGAGGATTTAGTGAGAAAAGTAACGACACTGGTTATGAAAAAGTTACTAAATTTTTAAATCAACAATATATGAATATTCCTGAAAAGTTAGATTTAAATATACAGATTGGTTCAGACACACATGAATTAATTAAATGGAATGATTTTAAAAATACGGGATTATTTTCATGGATACAATTATTACTTGCTGTATTTAAATGGAGAATAGAAGAATTTTATATTAAAGATGAAGAAGATATTAAAGAAATTAAATCAGTTTACCTTCCGTTTAGAACAAATGAAAGTCTTCATGTAAAATTTTTCAATAATATGAATAAAACTAATATTAGGGACTATATAAATAAAAATTCTAAACATCTATTGGGAGATTTTATTGAAGATGACAAAATAGGAATAATTAATTGTAAATGTATGTCACAAACATCTTATCATATAATAGATAATAATAAACAAGAATATAATTTTTGTAAAAATTGTCTTAAAAAACTTTTACTTAATTCTACTAACAATATATTTCCTATTTTAATTCCTAATAAAAATATAGAAATATATAGAAGAAATAATTTTAATGAACATTGTATAAATTGTAATATACCTATGGGACGGACTGTCATTTTCAATATTTAAAAATGATATATTTAGTAAATATTTATGTTTAGATTGTTGTATGTTCGGAATTATTAACACAAAATAAAAGAATGATATAAAAATAAGAGGTGATAATTTTGTCAATGTTTAGCGATACTGCATATGATAATGTAATTGAAAAGATTAATGATGAGAAAAAAGAATTAGAGATTAAACTAAAAGAAAACCTTGAAGATTTAGAGTTACAAGGAATGATTAAAGGGTTAAATAAGGCTATAAAAATAGTAGCAGGTTGTTATTAATTAATAAAAATAATAGATATGGATAATTATCCATATCTATTATTTTTTTATTCATCATTCATGTTAGAAAAATATTCTGTAACTCTATAACTTCGTCCTCTTGAATCCGTTGCATATAGTCCATCAGGACTAAATTTTATTTTACCAACATCCCTTTTAGATGGTACGGGGTAATCAAATATCTGTTGTTTATCTTTATCTATTGCGATAAATTCCCATTCACCAGTATCAACACATTTTTTTATATGAAGTTTCACTTCTAAATTTTCATATTCAATATATTTACTACCCTCACTACTTCTAAAAGGATTGTTTTCATTTTCTAATCTAGAACTAATAAAATCATTATAATTTTTAAATTCTTTTTCATTATATCCTTCTATATCTTTGTCATCAGATTCTGAATCTATTGAATCTATTATTCCACTATAAACATCTTTATTATTCATTTCTTTTAGAAAATCAGAACGACCATGATTTACAATAGCTTTAAGATAGGATGATGCTAAATGTTCTGATGTTAATGTATTTTGAGCAGCATCTTTTTTACTTTCTGATTTAAGTTTCAAATCAATAATAGATTTTTTAACTGAAGATATTTCTTTTAATATATTTAATTTACTTTGTTTAGAATTTAATACCAATGAACCTATATCAAAAACAAATTTACTAATACCCCTAACCTTACTACCATCCAAACTTTTATATTTTTTTTCTAATTCTTTACCAAATACACTAGTTTCATCTAATAATTTATACAGTAAAGTTATTTCAGCAGCAAATTCTTTACTAAAGTCTTCTTTCTGTTTTAGTTTTTTATAATTACCGCCTTGTTCATTGATGATTAAATTACTTATATCATCATCATCGTCATCTCTAAGTAATTGATCTAAATCTAATAAATTACTATCCTCATTTCTTTCATTATATTCTTCATTATCTGTTATACTTTTTATTTCTCCACCATCCATTAATTCTATATCATGTAATTTACTCTTCTTCTTCTTCTTTTCTTTTTTAGAGTTTTTTATTGAAGATAAAGTAAATGAATTATTTTTTTCATTTTTTTGTTGATTATGTGAAGTTAGAGAACGAATTCCTTCTAATAACTCTTTATCTTTCATTGGTATTTTAATATCAACAGTAAATAATTTATCTTTACTCATAAGTTCCAACCCCCTTTATTATTGTGTTTTGTTAATTAATTCATATACTATAAATACTATTGTAGATAGATTTTAGTATAGTTTAATTATTCCGATAACAAATTTTTAAATAAAAAATATTTAAATTGGTGGTGATTTGTAAATGAAGTTTCTTGGAAAAATAAAAAGTGATAATATAATGTTTTTAGAAACAATTTATCATTCTCCTAATAAAGAAAATAAGTATAAAGACAGTCTTGATATTATATATAAAGATTTAAATACTGGTGAAAAACACATATTAAATATAAATGAACCTGAGATGGAAATTTATTTTACAAAAGAGCAATTTAGAAATTTTAGTCATAATAAATCATTTAGTCCTTTAAATGAAACTGAATGTCATCAAGCTAAATATAAAGATTTACCGTTTTATATAGCTAAACAAGCTGGTGAGGAATATCTAACTTATATTAAACAAAAAATAGAAACTAGAAATAGATATGCTATTAAAAATTTGCATAAGTATAGATATGTATTTGGTTCAGATTATGACATTGAAAATTGGTATAGAATACAATGGATATTAAATTATCATAATGATAAATCTAAACCTATAACTAAATCATATCTCGATATTGAGGTTGATTCAATAGAAGTTGTAGGATTTCCTAAAGATGGTGAATGTCCAATTAATGCAGTTACATTAATAGATGAAAGTACTAATACATGTTTTACTTTTCTTTTAGAAAATGAAAATAACCCTCAGATAGAAGAATTTAAAAATGATATTGAAAATTTCATTGATGAACTCCATAATGTATTTGATGAATCTTACGGAGTATTAAAATATAATATTTATATGTATAGTGATGAAAGAGAATTATTAATTGATTTATTTAAACTAATAAATACTTTAAAGAGGGATTTTCTATTGGGTTGGAATATAATGGGTTTTGATGCACCTTATATAATATCTCGTTTAAAAGAGTTAGGTTTAGATCCAAAAGAGATAATGTGCCACCCTGATTTTAATATAAAAGAATTGATGTATGTAAAAGATAAAAGAAATTTTAAAGTAGCAAATAAAGGTGATTATTTAAAAATTTCATCATATACAGTTTTTCTAGATCAAATGATAGTTTATGCAAGTTTAAGAAAAGGTGCATCGGAATTACGTTCTAATGCTCTTACATATGTTGCAGAAAAAGAGATTGGTGATAAAAAATTAGATTATGGTGAAGATGGTAATATTAAAACTTTACCATATAGAAACTATAAGAAATTTGTTATGTATAATATTAAAGATGTACTACTTCAATTAGGCATTGAAAGAAAAGTTAATGATATTGATAATGTATATCAACGTTCATATAGTAACGCTACAACTTATAAAAAAGTTTTCAGACAAACGGTTTAATTATTAGACCCTTTACATAGTAATATGTATTGAAAACTTCTTTAATTGTCGGGGAAGCTCTTAGAGCTTTTTATTATATAATAAAAAGATTGAGTAATCCGCAGCTAAGATTCTTATTTTAATAAGAATAAAGTTCAACGACTATCCCTTTGGATCTGAAATGGTCATTAGGATTAGGGCTCAAGTGAGTGGGTGAGATTCCCTTAAATCGAAATAGGAAGTAACCTAATAAATTTAGGTTAATGATATAGTCTGGTATCCTAAGGAAATCTTAGGGAAGTTCTTAAGAGAACTGCATAGATTAACGACCTATGTGAACTTATCGTTCTTAAAAAACCGTGCATATATAGAATTTTATAAACAAGGTTTAATAATAGGTAATAACACTAATATTCAATATGGTGCTGAAATAATTAAAAATAATGAAGAAGATGAAGATGATGAAAAATTCTCAGGAGCTTTAGTTGCTAATCCATTATTAAATTCACATGTTGGTATTGAAATTTTAGGTAAAAAAAGTAAATTTATATTTGATAACGTTATTGATATGGATGGATTCGTCCCTTTACATAGTAATATGTATTGAAAAACTTCTTTAATTGTCGGGAAAGCTCTTAGAGCTTTTTATTATATAATAAAAAGATTGAGTGATCCGCATCCAAGTCTCATAGTAAAAAAATAAAAGAGCTATAAATTATAACTCTTTTAAAATAATTTTAACAATAATCCTTGCCTTTTATTACATGACAAAGATAATTATGAATATCACGAAGCTCTCTTCTAATTTTATATAATGTATTCATTACTTCTAGATTATCATTATTATATAACTCATTATATAATAGGAATGTTTCTTCGATATAATATCTAAAAAGTTCTAGATTTTTACGAGTAATAAACTCATCTGTTGCTTTTTCTTTATTATTGTTATAGTGTTTTAATTCGTTATCAAATCTTTGTTCAAAGAACTTTTTAGTTATATCAATCGTTTCTTTGGAGATACATTCAGGATCTAATTCTTTAATACCATGCATTAGAATATCTTTGTATGTTGTCGTAATAGGCATAAATTTATCATTCCTTTCTTTTTTATATTACGTAAATAATATATAAATGAAAAATAATGAAATACTATGAGAAAGGTTCAACGACTATCCCCTTAGGCTTTGAAATAAGCAATAGGAGTAGGGCTCAAGTGAGTGGGTGAGAATCCCTTAAATCGAAATAGGAAGCTCCATTATACTGATTATATAATGGATGAAGATATAGTCTAGTATCTTATCGAAAGATAAGGAAGTTCATAAGAGAACTGCATAGAATAACGACCTATGTGAATATTACGTTTTCCAGTATGTATCCGAGTATTATTATATGTTTTAATATTGAACCTAATTCTATGATAGGTAAATTAATTATAGAATCTAATAAAGAAATACCTAACTATGTTGATGATATTGATGAAAAAGGTAAAAAAGAAGATATTGGTAAAATATTTATAGATAATATGTTAACAGGTGATTTAAATAGTCTTGGTCATACATTTTTCAATCTTCCTAAATTAGAAGAAATAGATTCTATTATAAAAGAAAGACTAAATATTAAAACTAAAAAGCAATTAATTATTGATATTAATAATGTTAATAATTATTATGTTAATAAAATTGTGGTATAAAAGGGAGAATGTTATGTATAAAATTGAAGTAAAAAAATTAAATGATTTTAATCAATTAGCTAAAAAAGTATCATTGGAATATCTTGTATTTCATGATAATACTATAATATATACTAACAATGATAAACATTTGAAATATGGAGAACATTTCGGTAAATTGACTATTCCTGTATTTAACATGATTGAAGAAAATCAAATATTTTGTATAAATTCAGATAGTTTGTTTAAAATTATTAGAGATAATAAAAAGATTATAAAACAAATAATGTATTTGGATAATAAATTATTTTTATCTGACGAAAAAGGTGAAGATAAATTTCAAATAGGATATATACTTAGTATTAAAACATTATCAAAACATTTATATGATTTATATAAGTTAGCATTAATTAAAATAAATGAATATAATGATGATAATAGTACAAAAATATTAACAGATGATATAATTGAAAAAATAAATAATAAGAAAATTGTTACTTTTTCATTGAATGAACATAAGATAAGACTAACAAATAAACTAATACCGTTATTAAAAAAAACTAATAAAATTAGTATTGGTTTTAAGGATTTTAATAAAAATAATTTGTTTGAAAGTTTATTAATATCTGAAACGGAATATTTTAATTTATTCCATAGATATATTTGTATTAAATACTAGAATTTTTTATTCTAGTATTTTTTTATTTAAAAAAATAATAAAGGGAGTAGGTGTATTTATAATTGAGTACTGAAAAAAACAATAAAAAAGTAGTTGTTACAAAAATAGAAAAACCTTTAATAAAATTAAATGCATTATTTAATGATGTATTGGATAAGATTTCTTTTAATAACTACTCAAATGATACTAAAAGACAGAAAGAAATAAAAAAATTATCCAACCAAGTTGATGATGTTATTTTTCAAGAAATAAAAAAATTAACTGATTTTACTGGTGATGATATTTCAACTTTTCTAGTTAAACTATTTAATGATTATGATACCCAACAGTTTTCAGATATAAAGAAGATTGAGGATATATTTTCATCAGAAGACAATGCAATTTTTCAATTTTTTAATGAAAGATATAGGAATCAAAATCTTTTATATGAAGACCTTGATTTAATTTGTAGTCATTTATTTGAATTAGAAGAAGCTGTTAATGCAACTAGAGATGCAATTGTAACGGCTGATGATGTAACCCAATCCATATCAAGAAATTTACAATTTAAAAGTGCTAATTGTAGTGAAGAAGATAGATTAAGTTATATATCTTTAATAGAGAATTTAGAAACTAAATTTAAATTATCAAGTAAGTTAAAAAATCATATTATACCTAAAACTCTCCAGTATGGTAAATACTTTGTATATACTGTACCATATGCAAAATTATTTGAAAATTTTTATGATAAAAAAGTAAGAGAATTAAAATCAATTTCTATTACTGAAAGTATTGATGATGATTTTATATCAGAATTAAAAACTGATAGTGGTACTAAAATAGGTTCAAAGGTATTAAAACAAGAAATGACAAATTTAGTTAAAGATATTGAAATTGATAATAATGTTGTACATATACCTATATTAGAAGGTGTCGATGTATCAGAACTTATTACTGATGAGAAATTTAAAAAAGATGTTGAAGAAGTTATTAAGAATGCCAATAAATCTAAAAATAAAAATAATTCATTTTCAACACTTTTTACTGATGCTACTATATCTACAGATAAAAATAATAATTTTGATAATATAACAGATTGTTTCATTAAATTAATTAGTCCTAAAAAAATTATACCTGTTAAAATAATGGATCATGTTATTGGGTATTATTATATACATGAAAGTTCACCCATTAGTAAATCTCCTTTTATTAACACAATAAGAATTAATACAGTTAATCTTAATAGTCCTGAGCTTGAAAATATGTTTTTAACTAAACTAACTGAAAAAATTGTTAAGTCATTTAATAAGAAATATTTAGAAGAAAATATTAAATTTAAAGAATTGATATTTAATTGTTTATCCTATAATGAATTATATAAAAAGAAAATAAAATTTCAATTTATACCAGTTGATTATATAACTGAATTTACAGTTAATGAAAATGAAGAAGGTGATGGAACAAGTATATTAATAAAATCATTATTTTACGCTAAATTATATTTAGCTCTTTTAATATTTAAGATGGTTTCTATTATCAGTAAATCTAATGATACTAGAATTAATTATATTAAAAACTCTGGTATTGATACAAATATCATTAATAAATTACAAGATGTTGCTAGAGCTCTTAAAGAAAGAGATATAAATTTTATGGATTTATTGAACTATAATACAATGGTATCTAAAATAGGTCATGCTAAATCTCTTTTCGTTCCTGTAGGTAGAACTGGTGAAAAAGGAATGGAATTTGATGTTTTAGCAGGTCAAGATATACAATTAAATACTGATTTAATGGAAATGTTAAAAACATCATATATTAATGGTACTGGGGTACCATCTGTAATAATGAATTATATTAATGAAGCTGATAATTATTAGTCAGGTTATAGAGCAATCTATAATACCAATTCTCTTTTAATTGTCGGGGAAGCCTTTAAATCTTAAACTACCAAACTATATTAGCGATGATATAGTGGTCAGGAGTAATTAACCTGAGTAAGGTAATAATGTTTAAGATTAGGTGATCCGCAGCCAAGGTTCTATGTTAATTTATCCTTTTTATTTTGAAGATAATATTTTAGTAATAAATTTAGAAGGAGTATTTAAATGGAAATTATAATTGAAATATTTAAACCAATAATATATAAAGGAAAAGAAACAAATTATTTAATTAGTAATTATTGTACTATAAAAAATAAAAAAACTAAAAAAGAACGTAAACCTTATATAGGAAAAAATAAATATCAACAAATTAATTTATCTATAAATGGTAAACAACACACTTTCAATGTACATAAATTAATTGCTGATGCTTTTATAGAAAATCCAAATAACTATCCAATTATAAACCATAAAAATGGTGAATTAAATGATAATGGGAGGTTGAATAATTGTGTAAATAATTTAGAACACACTACATATTCACACAATATTCAGCACGCATATGACACCGGATTAAGAAATGATAAAGGGAAACTATCAAATCTTAATGTATATTCAGAAGAATTAATTAATAAAATAATTAATAGATTATTGTTGGGACAATCCAATAAATCTATTGCAAAGGAATTGGAGATTAAACAATCATTAGTTTCAAATATACGTAATAAAAAAAGTTGGAAACACCTAACTAAAAATATTATATTTTCTAAACGATTATTTAACGATAGTGAGAAATATTCGTCAGAATTAAAGAACGATATTTTAATTTTAATTAAACAAAATAAAAGAACTAAAGATATTATTAAAGAATTAAATTTATCAAATATAGATAAAATAAGAAGTGTTATTAGTATTATTCGCAAAAGATACAAAAATAATAAATTAACATAGAACAAGGTTCAACGACTATCCCTTGGCTCTGAAATGGGCAATAGGAGTAGGGCTCAAGTGAGTGGGTGAAAATCCCTTAAATCGAAGTGGAGAGCTCTTTTATTAGGATTGATTAACCTAATAAGAGATGAAGATATAGTCTAGTATCCTAATGAAAATTAGGGAAGTTCATAAGAGAACTGCATAGATTAACGACCTATGTGAATATATCGTATGCTAAAACTCTTGTTATGGCTAATGCTAAATTTGTTGGTAGGGTTGTGAGTGATCAGCTTGACTTTAACCCTAACATAACCGAATTTTATAAAAAAATAATGAAATTTAGTGGTACTGACATACCTAGAGAAATAATTGAAACTTTTGTTTATTCATTAAATTTACCCAAAGCATTAAATACTATGAATATGGGTGACTTAATTTCAAATGCTGATCAGATTTTAGCCTTTATGCTTAAAATAATAACCGGTGAAAATGCTAATCCAACAGATAAAGATAATAAAATTAAAGATTTAATTATGAATAGAGCGGCCAGAGAAATTTTACCAATGTTACCTTGGAAGATGTTTGATACAGCAGTGGAAGATGCTAAATTAGAGTATCAAAAAATTCAAACAGAAAATCCAGATGACACTTCAACTGAATAATAAAAATTTATGTCTATACTGATTACAGTATAGACATAAATATTTTTTTAAGTAGCATTGGTTCCCCAGTCACTAATATTGGGAACTGTCATATTTTCAACATCTCTGACAGTATATTGAGAATTGAAACTAAGATAATCTCTAAGAATTTTATATTTAGCAATTAATGCTTTGGCAATTTCGTTAATTTGAGGAGATTGGTATTTAGTTGCAGTAAACTCAATATCAGTTTGAACAATTGGATGTGTACCTGATTCATGGTTAAAATGGTCAAGTTTAGTAGCTTTAGGAACCATATTAGTTAGAAGACATGCAAATTCAATACCACTACTACGACCAGTTGGATCAGTTTCAACATAAAATGCTTCAGCTGTATGGTTTACTTGTGAGTAATCTAAATTAGCATTAACTATATCCAGTGCTCCATGATAATGTCCAAGACCTGTATACGGGTCTGCAATACCAGAAATCCACATATCAGTGAATTCTCTAACAGGTGAACCAGCTTGTTCATAAACTTTAACAGTAAGGCTGTTAGTTTCATCTTTAGCAACTGTTGGGATTTCAAATTGCCTTCCAGCATAACCCCCTGTAATTTGTTCAAATTCTAATGTAATATTTTGTAGACCATCGATGCCTACAAATCCATACTCCAGTAGGTGTTTGAATTGTTTAGTTTTTTCAGGCAAGATTGTTTTTAAAAAAGGTGGCATTTTTGTAAAGAATATTCTCGCATAACCAGTCTTTAATGGATCATACTGTGCTAATGCCTTAGACGTTACATTTAATCCACCTAAAAATAGGGAGTACATTGTCATATCTTTAGTGTTACTTTTAATATTAGATTGTAACGTTTGAATATCTGGCATCCTATATTCACTCCTTTATTTATAGTTTTTTTATTAGCTTTTTAAACCCGTTTATTAATATCAATTTCAACAATACCACGTTTGGCTATTGTTTTATATACAATTGCCATATAACAGTGTAGTATACTTCTTTCTTCTTCAAATTTATTCATGTCAAAATAAATTGAAATATCTCTTACCTTTTTACCACGATAAGGTCCGAAAATACGTTCAGCTGTTTCTGTAAATTCAACTCTATCTTCTTTTTCAGCAAAATTATATATTTTTGAAGAAACTAAAGCTTCAACTTTTCTCTTCAATTCTAATAGTACATGCATGTTATGTTCTTCTGATAGATCAGACCAAACATTTTGAGATGTCCCTTGTACACCTCTAATAAAGGCATTTTCCGCAATACATTCAAAATAATTAACTTTAAGATTGTATAATGTCTCCTTGATATTTTTATCATCAGCATCAATATATGGTTTCAGGGAATTTTTAACAAAACCAGTTAGTTTAGCATATTTTTCACCCTGAAATGGAATATTATTACCATTGGTTTTAAAGTGAAGTGGTAATATATTAGCATAAAAATATGTTATTGTCATAGGTATAGATTTACCTGAAAATGGATCTCTTATATAATAGTGATTACATTCTTTAGAAAATATCCTATCAGATAAAGATGTCATTGATTGAGCCCACGCAATAGTATCAGTTGGTGTTTCCAATATACCACCATCAATAAAACCATATGCATCATAACGTTTAGTGATAAGACTAATAAGTGCTCGTTTAACATCATCAGAATAACCTGCATCAAGAATTAAATCAGCAGGTGTTCTCCTCTTACTTAAAAGAACTTTATCTTCTGTAAATGCCTTAATATAAGCATTGTCAATAGCAAATTCTCTTATACCAGCATCAACATTAATTGAAAATGAACCATCATTTCCCCCAGAAAATAAAATACCCTCAACTCTATCTAATGAAACATCTGTAATAATATTTGAAGGTATGATATCAGTTAAAGGAGTTGCACTCATACTACGACATGTGATAATATCAAATGTCTGTAGTGTTAATTGAGCATCTTCACTAGCAACTTGTGCATTATAAATATCAAGAATTTCATTAAGAGAGTTTTCAGATACATAAAAACCTATTTTACTACTACCATCCGAATCATTAATCATTTCCTCAATATAGAGAGTGGATGTACCAACAAGAGCATCTGTAAATAAACTACCGGTAAAAAGTTCCTTACGTGTTAATCCACCTTCACTATCAAGGACTTCAAAACGATAACTTTTATAACTGTTATCTATATCGGCTTGTGGGGATGCACTTACTCTTAATCTTATAGTATCACCATAAGCACCCCTACCAAGTACATATGAACCAAATAAAGGAAATGTTAACCACCCATCCACATCTGGTTCAGTATCTTTTAGTATCTCAACGTAGACTGAAAATTCAGTTTTATTTATAAGATTATTAATAAATACAGTTTGATGTCTAATAAGTAATTTAGGACTATCAACTACAGAGGTATCGACTTTAACTTTAGCTAAAACTACAACATTTGAATATGATGCATCCTCCGGCATAACTCTCTTACAATAACATTCAGCTTGGAATGTTCTTAGTGCGGCATAAGGCATAAAACCAGGTTGACCAAATAGTTTATAATTTGGATTACCATATTCCTCAATATAATCAGTATATTTTGTTTTCTTCAGAACAACATCATCTCTACCTTTGGATGATGTGAATACGTTAATAAAACGTACACCACTTTCTGGTTCGGAAACTATTTCCTCAAATATAGTATTATCATTAATATATGTTTCTACATGAGGATGTGTATATTCAGGAATGATTTGTCCGATTACAGGCAATATATTCAGCCTCCTTATGAATTTTTTATTTAATTGTTCTCATTGATTATTACATCTTTATTATTTTTTCTATAGGTGATTCAGTTTCTTCTCTATCATAATTCCTAATATTTAAAGATGTTGTAATCATAGCATCCATATCTTCATAAGTTAATGCTGCAAAAGTGGAATTTCTAGCACAAATTTCTCTAATATTAGCTCGTTTATATTCATATTGTGATATATTAGGATTTTTACCCCAGATTTTAGCAAATGTTTCTTCTGGTTTTTTCTTATTACGATAAATTTCACTTATAATAACCTCTAACACAGTTGATGTTACATTTAAATTAATATTATTCAAAGTTAAATTCTTTTGCCATATTTGAATTATTTGATTATAAGGAATAGTTTGTGGTAATTTCCCACCACATATAAGGTCTAAGAATAACTCTACATTAGTTGCGTCTTGTGATATTGTATTAGGTGTAATCTTTCCACCTTTAAAAAAATTTAATACCATATAACATTCTTCTTCATCTTGTTCATCTATTAACTTTAATTTCTTATACTCAATTGTTGATGGGAATAATAAAATCATTGATGGTAAAATAAATGTTTGAAGTTTTGATTTTTTACCACCATTAATTAATCTAATATTAAATAAACCGAAAACTTTTAAAGATGAACCTAATTGTTCTCCTAACTTACTCTTAAAATAAAATTCTGGTATATATGCTTCTAAACAATCTCCATTAAAAATTATATTTCCCCCATCGTCACTTAAAAAGTTTTCAACCATAATATAACACCCACTTTCTTTAAAAAAATAAAAATTTAGGATAAAGATGTGAACTCTAAATTCACATCTTTATCCTATTGTTATTATTAATAAAATAAATCTAATACTTTCATAATAGATTCAATAAATGTTTGTTTTTCATTAATATCTTTAAACTTATCACAGAATAAATTCTTTACATTTACTAAAAATTGAGATAAGAAAATACCATCAATATGCTTATTACAATTCTTTTTATAAGCAAAATATTTAATAACTGAAAATAAAAATAAATTAGGAATTTTATGATATTTTTCAGGTAAGAATTTAATTTCTAAATTATTAAAAATAGTTATATCAGATTTGATTCCTAAATGTTTACATGTTCTAACATACTTAGTATAAATAGAGTCAGAACGCATCTTATAATCATGTACAGTATTTAAAACTTTTTGAGTTTTATAATGCTCAAAAATTTCATTTAGTGTTAACGCATCATTGAAACTATCAAGAATTTGAGTATTACGTTTCCTCATATCTTCATTAGTTGAATTATTAATAGCATCAACAAGACGGGTCTTGATAAGTGTTTGAATATCATCATATTCATTAATAATTTTATTAAATTCTTCGTCCCCTTTTTTTAATTCAGTTTCTAAAGTTTCAATAGATTTATCCATTTGTTTTAAAGCAACTGAACTATTTTTCTTAAATAGTAAGAAGTCCCTCATAAAGCTAATTTTTCTTTCTTCACTATCCATTTCAATAACCAATTCAATTTTTTCATTATTAATTGTATAAATATCTTCAATCTGTTTACTAGATAAGTTTTTTATTTGAAATGTAGTCATATTTTTAATACGTTCTTCCAGAATATTTAGCACTTCATCATTATCAATTACCATATGTTCTTGGCCAATAAGTTTATTTCTCATTTGATTAATATCATTCAGCTTAGATTTCATTCCAAGTATACTTATAATATCCTTATCTTTATTATTTTCAGGGAGCATAATATCCTCTATACCACTTTCTAACTGATTGATTCTTTGTACTGGATTATTCATTTTTCATCCTCTTCCCTTCGTTATTTTTTATTTTATTTATTAATTTTAATCTTATATCTGTTTGAATCTGGTCCATAACATGTTCATACTCATCAATCATCAAATAAAAATATTTAGGTATAAAGTTACCTATAATTTGTCCTGATAAAATAGCATCTTTAATAATAGTTGCTTCATAATGCTCTCCTTTTGAAATGGTATCTAAAAAATCAATTGGTTCTATCTCCAAACTCATAATGTATTTTATAATTTTAGGCAATGAAGTAATTAAAATTACTTCATCTTTATTTTTAAATTGTTTCTTTAGTGCCAGTGAAGTGATATCTTTTTTTTTATTGACATCAAATCTTTCAATAAAATCTTTTTTATTTTTTAGTATAAATCTATATATAAAACGACTAATATTTTTCCTATATCTTAATATTAGATAATTATACAAAGATTCACCTATTTTAACAATGTCATCATCGCTCTCATTGATACTCATACCTAAATTAAATTTATCATTCATTTCCCTTAATATAAGTTCGAAAATTGAACGTAAATTTGTATTAATTTCTTTTATAACTTCTGAATTATCAACAAATTCTTTTTTAACAATTTCACATTTATCCATTAATGTAGTTATATAATTGACTTGAATTGAAAGCGGGTCATTAATTTGTTCAATTATATTTTCTCTTGTTAAATTAAAAGGTAATTCTGCTAATAGTATTTCTATATCCAAGTCACTAGTTCTAACATATTCTTCTTCGTCGTATAGCAACTTTATTCATCCCCTTTTTATTCATAATTAAAACATTGTTACCATAATAATAAAAAATAATATAATGTATTAATTAATACATTATATTATTTATAATTTAACTATTCAGTTCATCAAAGAAATCTAACGGTATTTCATTTTCATTATCTTCATATTCTTCAGCATATGTGGTAGGTTTTATCATACCACTTACTTTCATCATATTACTTTGTTCCTGTCTAACTCTTTTAAATTCCTCCATTATATGTCTCTGATAGTCATCTATAGTTTTAGTTCCGAAACTTTCATCAAAAAATTGTCTATCCTCATCAGGTATTTGCTCCATTATCTCTTCATATGACATTAATCCCTTATTTCTATTTTCTTCATCAGGTAATTCACCTTTAACGAAACCAAAATAATGCAGATTATTACCATGGTAATATACATATAAACCCATTAAATATGCCATAATGGAATCATCATGGAATCCAGATTCAGCTTCAATTTTACCATTTTTTTTCATAACTAATTTAAATAAATCATTAATAATATTGGCACAAATAAAATTATCTTTATAATCTGCAATATGTGTTTCTAATAAACTAAACATTACTTGTCTTGATTTAGTTCCAGTCCATACACCATAAAGTTTACGTCTTAAAGCTTCTTGTTTTAAAAATCCTTGACTATCCATTTTATCATCAATATGTGAACCTATTAAATCTTTATCACTATCATAATATAAATTATGCATTATGTCACTATATCTTAAACCATCTAAAATAGCTTCCCCATTTTCATTTCTTTCAATAATTAAAATACTTCTAGGTAAATATTTCTTAACAAGTGTATATAAGAAATTCTTTAATTGTGTTACACCTATATATGGTGATTCAAATTCAGCAACAGGTTTTAATTCATAGGGGTCCATTATTACTACAGCTGAATTATCTTGACCATAACCTTTGGAAACGTCAACACAGATAAAATATATTCTATCCTTTACTAATGGTTTATATATATCTAATCTAAATAATTTATTAATAAATACTTCTTCAATTATTTTACCTTGTTTTTCTTTAATAATTTCTAAATCTTCTGGTTGAAATGGTGAATTAGAAGAACCCCTCATGCGTTGTAATAATAATTCTCTTTTAATTTTTAATGGATTATTACCTAATAATCTACATGATTCATTAAACCATTCTTCACCCTCACCTAATTGCTTATAACTATATTCAATATATACTATTCCATTCTCTGAACCAATTTTTATAATTTCTTTTACATCATCTATATCCCTATCATAGAATCCCTCAGTCCATCTATATGTTTTTTGTGTTATAGAAAGAGCATCTTGTCCTGCACGGGTATCAAGATCACCAACGGTACTAGAAAATATTCTTCCGTAAGGGGCATTGTTTCGTTTAGCATTTTTAGAAGCTGTTTTAAATGCCATAGCGGCTGCTTCCATAATAGTCAAGATAAAATTAGTAAACTCTGTTTCATCAGACCACTGAGTAGGTTGTGTACTCGATATATTCACATAGGTCGTTAATCTATGCAGTTCTCTTATGAACTTCCTTAGCTTTCACTAAGATACCAGACTATATCTTCATCCATTATATAATCAGTATAATGGAGCTTCCTATTTCGATTTAAGGGAATCTCACCCACTCACTTGAGCCCTACTCCTATTGCTTATTTCAAAGCCTAAGGGATAGTCGTTGAACTTTATTCTAATATAATATTAGAATCTTAGATGCGGATTACTCAATCCTAAAACCTTATTACTATACCTTAGATATTAATCTAAGCCATTATATTATTACTAATATAATTTAGTAGTTTTAGACTCTAAGAGCTTCCCCGACAATTAAAGAAGTTTTTCAACATACATTACTGTATGCTGGGGCTAAAAAATTACCCCTACCAATCTTTTCAGCAGCTTCGATTGATTTAGCAGAAGGTTTAGCTATAATTTTATTATTATTAACAGGATTGACTAAGGTTTTAACATTATCAGTTTCTTTAATAATTTTACCATCATCTGAAGTTACTAATTTAAATTGTAAATATGGAGGTAATAAATCTCTTTGTTTTTTTAATCTATCGAGATTTAAATTAGCAGCTGTTTGATCTAGATTTAAAAACATAAATTCAGAATTTGTAGTACCTAATAAGAATACCCAATTTAGAATTGCTATTATAGATTGAGTTTTCCCCTTTTGTCTTGGTATTACAAGATAATGATCTATACCATTTAAATAACACCAAGTAGATGCCAGATTAGCTCTGTGTAACTGGTAGGGGACGCCTTTACCTCCCTGATCGGGG